AACAGTATCCCCTATCGAGCTCTCTCAGTTAAAGAGCACTCCAGTACCCCAAGCTCCTCAGGCACAACCTGCGGAAATGAATCAGGTCGGTGGGCAATTACCAGTTTAATAAATAAAGTATAAAAGCGATGGACAAAACACACACAAAGGGAATGAGGTTCAGTGACCAACAGGTTGAACTTATTAGAAACACATTTCAGGATGAAGCATTGATAAGGGTTATTAGAAAAGCATTTTACGGAGTTGACTTATTAGACGCTGACATAGCTAAGCTGAATCTTTCAAAAGAAGTCTTAGATGTAATAAAGATGCAATTCCAACCTTCAGTTAGTCTTGATTCTCCTATAGGACAGAACATTGACTACTACATGGCATTGGATTTGAAAGATAAGTCTGTTGACGAGATTATCTTGGCAATAGAGACCAGAAAGCTGTTTATGAAGTACATAGACATAGGTTTGAGTAGAATAGCAAATAAGACACAGGCGGGATTGAACCATATTATTACGTTCTCTCCCTCAGTAGAGCTTAGTGTAGCGACGGCACATCAGTTCTTAAT